TCAAGCATGTTCCAAAACGTTTTTGCCCACATTTTGCCCACATTCTTCCACGCCCGTCTCCACCTGCACGGCGGCATCGAGCAGACGGGCCACGTCCATCAGGTCGCTGTCGAACAGATCCGCGTACACGTCCAACGTCATCGAGGCATTCTTGTGGCCCAGCATCCTCTGTAAGGCCTTGACGTTCGCGCCCGCGTGCACGGCCAGCGAGGCGGCGGTGTGACGCAGGTCATGAGGCGTGGGCCATTCCTCCTTCGGCCAGCCCAGGCGCACCAGCGCGTGATACCACCAGCCGGTCGTCTTCGCCGTGCTCTGCTTCATGATCGGGCCGCCCCGCAGATCACGGAACACTCTTTCGTCCGGTTCGCGTTCCCCGCATATCGGTTTCAACGCCTCCATGACGATGAGAGGCACGGGCACGTCGCGTTCCTCACTGTTCTTCGGAGTGCCCTCGACCCATCTTGCCCCGACGTACACGAGGTTGCCGCCCACATGCAGCACTCCCCGATCGAAGTCCAGGTCACGGGCCTTCAACGCCGCCGCCTCGCCCCAGCGCAATCCGCAGAAGCCCAACGTCAGCACGAGCGCCTGCCGCTCCGCTCCCAGATGCTTTCCTCTGGCGCATTCGTCGGCGAATGCGAGCAGCCGGGGTATGGTCAGGTACACGCGACGGCTCTTGCGCCTCGGCAGTTTGGGGAGTTCGACGTTTTCACAGGGGTTGTCGAGTATGAGCTTGTCCCGGACGGCCATGCGGCAGATGCCGAGCATGGTCTGGTACGGGCGTCTCACGGATGGAGCACCCGAGTTCTCGATGATGTCGCTGATCCACGCCTGGACCTCGGCGTGGGTGATGGTGCCGATTCGACGGTCGGCCCAACGCTCCTCGCAGTAGAGCCGCCATGAGTCGGTGGCGTTGACCCGCGTGGTTTCCTTCCAAAAGGGCCATTTCTCCTTCAGCCATTGCTCATAGAGGTCTCCAACGCGTCGTTTGCCGTCCTCCGGGTCAACATAGCTGTTGGTGGCCTTGGCTATGGTGACGTGTTCGGCCGCCCAGTTCTCCGCGTCGATCTTGCGCTTGAATCCACGCTTGTCGGTCTGGGCGCCATCCGGTTTGCGGTAGCGGACGCGATAGCGCGTTTCGCCTTTGCTGGTCTTGTATCTGGTGACGTTCGCCATGATTTTCACTCGCTTGCACTGTTTTTCCGGTTTTAACGTGTTTTAACCGGTTTTGATGTGTTTTAATGGGATTTGACAAGGGGAAGGGAAACACATAAACTATCCCCTTACGCCAAAATCGAAAGGAGGCGGCCATGACCATGACGGATACCGGCGTGAAGCCAATACCGGCGTACGCGCCGTCCGAGGACGGCAAGCCACGCAACGCCGTGGACGAGAAATGGATGCGACTGCACCGCGCGATGATGAACCGTCCGGCACGACTCGCGAAGAAGGCGCAGAAGATTGAGAATAGCGATCGTCACTAGTCGCCTGTGCGACTCCGGCGACCAGCTCGCATTGCGCCGCTTCGTCTGCTGCGAGCCGAACGGCCCGGAGTACGCGATGGACGTGCAGCGCTATATCCGCGGACTCCGCGTCAAGGACGAGCCGGGAATGTACCGGATGGTCCTCCAGTACGGGGAAACCCCGAACGCTCCCATCGTCGGCTTCTGCGAGTTCGGATACGACCCCGCCGCCCTGGAATCCAGTGGTTACGCGATATCGTTCATCGCCACCGCGTTGAGCGAACGCGGCCGGCATCTCGGTGCGATACTGTTGGACTGCGCGCTGCGATGGATGGCGAACGACGCCGCCAGACACGGGCGCACCCCGTACGTGCTTACACAAATCGACCCCCGGAACGAGGCCAGCGTTCACCTTTTCTCCGGCGCGGGCTTCGAGAACGAGGGGCGGGATGAGAACGACCCCGAATTCGACATCTGGTCGAAGGAATTCGAACCGCTCGCCACGGACAGACTCTACTTCTACTCCCCCATCATGATTGACGAGGACGATAAGAACTGACATTTCGGGTATGGCTTCGCCCCGTGTAGGATAGTTGGCGAAGCGTCCTCCTTTCCAATAAGCAAGCTGGTCGATGTTTCACTCGCCCTGTTGGCGCTGCAACGCCGGCAGGGCAATTCTTTTTAATTGGTCGAATCATGTAGCGACGGTGAATCGATGCCGCAGAAACCGAGTGCTATGTGGTTGTAATCGCTGACGTCAACCTTCAACCCGTCAACATCGGGGTTGTCTTTCCATACGTTGTTCAAATCGCCGTTGGCGTATTTCCAATCCTTCGCCATCCCGTTGAGCGGGTACGTCGTCCCGTCGATTGTCATGATGACGGCGTTGTGATCCTTGCATTCGACGGTCGTATCGTCCGCCGACCAAGGCCAGTATTCTTCCGAATACCCATAATCGTCAATGAATGACTGTTTGCTGAGCTCATGCGTTTTCGCGGATCCGACGCAAGCTGTCAGGGATACAACTATTGCCGCGCTTAGCAGGAACATAACGGCTTTTTTCATTGTCTGCTCTTTCTCTGTCGCAATGCCATGGTTCGGCTGGAATCTATTCGTTAGAATTCCACGGCTGGGTCTTGTGGGATTTCCACGGTATAGCGTTGCCCGTTGATGGTGGCGGCCGCGCTTTCCACCTGAACTTTCTTCGCGGTGGGTTGCCGTTCCGCTTCCATGGCGACGTATGCGGTGACGATGCCTGTCTTGCCGGGCTCCACACTGGCATTGTTGCTCATCGACATGCTGTCCACGACATTGTCGTTCGCGTCGAGGTACCGGAAGTCGAGGATGATGTCGTCAAGGGTTTTGTTCGTGTCGTTGCGGACGATGTATTCGACCACGCGGGTGCCGCTTGTGTCGCGCACGTTCCTCTCCAGAATAGTCAGGCCCGAGCTGCCTTCGTTGGCCTGCGGCTTTAGTTCGTCCACCTGCTGCTGGAGCGTTTCCACTTGTCCGCTGAGCTCGTTGCGCTGCTCCGTCAGGGTCTGCGCCTTCGCCTCCGACTGTGAATAAGATTCGCGAAGATTGTCGATGATCGGGGTGGTGTACAGGTACATGCCGCCAATCCCGCCAGCGAGTCCGATGACCAGTCCGACGACCGCCGTGATGGCGATGATGGCGGGTATCGGAAGTTTCTTCGCTGCCGGGTGTGGTGCCGGAGATACAGTTTCCGGCTGTTCGTCTTGTGGTGCCGGTGGTTGTGCCGACATGGGTGCTGGCTCGGTCATTATTTCTTCTTTCTTCAGATGGCTACGCTATCGTGCAGCCATTGTTTGTATGCCCTGATTATCCATGGCATTACGCTCAGTTCTCTTGCTATTGCGCATTCGTCGTTGCCGTACAGGATTTCGGCAGTGACGTAGTCGGTCTGGCTTATGAGCATTTTGGCGGCTTCAACGTCCGCCCGCTGCTCCGTGTAGGCATCGGTCTTGCACCCGATGTCGTGGTGCTTGGCGTGACTAATCTCATGCGCCAGCACGCACCGGCGCTGGACAGGCGAGAGCTTGTCGCTGAGAATGATCTCGTTATGCTCCGCGTCGTACACGCCTTCGAGCTTGTCCGGTAGTGGCCGGTCGTGTATTCGGCTCGCCCATTGCAGGGCGATGTATTCCAAAGCGTCCTCGCTCATGGCATCTCCTCATAGGCTTCCTGCTCGGCCTCAATATCACCATGCTTCGCGGCCATGGACAGCCAGTCAGGCTCCGAAGTAGATTCATCAACAACAAAGCGCTCGCCGGCGGATTTCTTTGTCGTTGCGGTTTGTTGTTCGAGTTCCATGTGTCTTGCCTCGGTGATGATCTCACGCAGGGTTTGCACCGGGTCGGCGTTGCAGACCTCGCAAATCAGCAAAAACTCTGACAGGCGCACCGGAGATTTCTCTCCATTGTGGATATATCCAATCCGGACATGGCTTACTACTCCGCCCATGCGTTCGGCAATTACCCTATATGCCAAAGCGGAATCATCGATGATTTTCGCCATCGCATTCTTTGCGGCGTAATCCGCTGCTGTCCATTCGATTTTTGCTGCCATGGCTCAAACATACGTGTAAGCATGTGGAAACACGCCGCACTTGCTCAAATTGTAAGCGTTAGCTAACATGAGTTCCGTAATCACGAGCTTACAGCGAAGGTGGTTGAGATGGCCCAGATTGATTACAGGGAGCTTCCGGTCAGGGAGCTGTATCTCTACATGAATCTCGTGACGGGTTTCTGCTCCGATATGCGTCGCCTGTTGCGCGAGGGGAAGCTGACCGCCGATGCGATTGACAAGTACGAGATGACGGCGGTCAACAACCTGATTGCTGAGGTCAACTACCGATCGCTTGCAGAGTCTGAGATACGGCGAGACCGAGGGCAGGGAGCTGGACGATGAAATCCGCAAGCATGTTCCCCAGATACTTGTCCTTGATTGTCTGCCACTTCGATTTCTCCTGTGTGGCCGATTCGGCCATGTACATGGAGCCGAACAGTCGTTGGAGCGAATCGTTGATGTCGAAGTCGATACCGGCCTCGAAGTTGTCGATGTTCCTGCGCACTTCGTCGACCAGTTTCATGATGTGCGCTTTCAACGCCGGTGGTAGGGAATCATCCGATTTGATGAGCTCGACGAGCTCGTTCAGGAAGGCAGTGAGGTTCTTCGCCCGGTCGTCGTTCAACTCGTATCGCATGGAGAACGAGCGATCTGCAATCGTCTGCAAGCTCAGAATCGACGCCGGAGACAATGTCTCATCATGTTTCGGATGCGTGCTGAAGTACCGGAGAGAACCATCACTATACGCATCCGCGAATGACTTCCAAAGACTTTCCCAGATAGCGGGAAGCTGCTGCTCCACGGTGTCCAATCGCCGCACACCAGACGCTTTGAGACCCGCGACAAGACGTTCCGTCCGCGCCATTGCGTCAAACGCCGAACAAGCTGAATCATCGAAGCCCTCGATTCGCGGTTCGACCTTGAAGAACTTCAACAGGTATTCCGCCGGATTCACCATGACCCCCAATCAGCTAAAGGAACAAGCACATGCCTAATCTACCAGCAGTTGAAGCCACGAAACGTGCCGTGCACGACACCCGCACCCGCGTGCTCCTGTCCAAAACCAAAATGACCAGCATCGCCGAGGCCTGCGGCCGCAACCGCATGACCGTCGCCAAATGGCTCGACGGCGACGACATCAGCCTCGCAGCATACATCGCCGCACAACAACTCTCAGGCGGCGACCCAATCGAAACACTCACCAACGCGCTCGCCGCTGAGAACACTATTCCAGCGCTCGCCGAAGGAGAGGTGAAGTGATGGGCAATGACATCTCCGTCGTGGAACTACGTTCAATGAACAACGATCAGATTCACCGTTTTGCCGCGCTCGTCAACGAACCGGAAAACACTCTGGCGAACATGTCGGACGACCCGGTGCGTATCGAGACATACCCGGGAATCGGCCCGCAAATCATTTCCTATCGGAAAATCGTGCGAATTGACGATAATGTGCTTGCCGCCTTGTTCAGTGCAGATACTGAGGAGACGGCTTCGTCACCGAATGACGCTCCCCGGATTCACCCGGAAGGGACCAGGTGATTCTGATGTCGGCATACCCGTCCTCGCACATAATCGCCTTCTCCATGAACATGAACCCGATGGACGATCCCTTGGATATATTCCCCAGCTCGTATTCCTTGCCGCTCGAAAGCACCACCCGAACGTCATGGGCATCAAAGGCGTTCTCGTTCGCGACGGCATACTTGAGGTTCTGCACTTGGTATATGTCCCACTTCGGGACACTGGCGGTCTCCTCGGCCAACCGGGCCTGCGTACGCTGCGCGGCAAGCTGTCCACGCAACGCATCGGCTGAATCCTCAACCGTCTTGACCTGCGCGCGAAGCGCATCCGCCGAATCATTCGCGGCCTTCAATTGGCCTTTGAGCACCTCAAGCTGGGCATCGAACTTCTCCTGCGCATCCTTGGCCTCACGTTTCGCGGCTTTGCCCTCCAGACATTTGGACGTGAACCACGCCACCGGGGAGAGCACGATTCCCAGAACCGTGATCGCCAAGTCCATCCAGGCTGTCGGGTTCTGTGCGAAATCCCCCTGTATCAGATTCCACAACCATGTGACCATCATCGACTTCTTTCTCATAGGAGCATTCATGATGAATCTACCGCATCATGCGTCCCATCGTCCCATCCGCACCGCAACCATTCCGGCGCTCGCCGGCAAGGAGGTGGCGTGATGAACGGTCCGACGGTTCTTATAATCGCACTTTTCCTTCTGAATATCGGGTTGTCCATCAAGAACGAGCTTGACCTTCGTGAGATCGAGCGCGCTCGACGTAAGCGCGCTTCACTTCAACCATCGATACCGACATGTAGTGAGTCCTCTTCTTCAGCCGCGTCCACTCAATCCACTGGATACGGAGAAAATCAGGAAGGCGAGGAATGTCAGAAGCATTGGTGAGAGAAAAGACCGCTTCCGTATTCGGTGGAATGTTCAGGCAGATTTCCGCGTTGGCAATTGGAATTCCGCTGCTTAGGAAGAAGTCTGAATCCACTTTGGGCCTATACAGGGTCATGGTGCCCTCGTTGCGGAAATGGATACATCGCAGACTTTCCGAATCCAAGGTCGCCACGAGGTGCTGCGCCGCAATCCTGTCGCTCCTGCGAATCTTGTTGATTTGTCTCTGCTGCACGCAGTTCCACAGGAGGGCCGCAATCGCGACCAATACGGATGGTTCAGTCCAATTCAATTGATTCTTCCCTTCGCTGGGTCGTTGGTTTGAATGTCGCAGTTCCAAGCCTACCGGCGGAGGGGCCACACGAAAAGAGAAAAACGATGAACGCCAAGGATTACGGGCGTCACGCCAGCGGTTTCCGCACGGCGGACGGAGGCCCGTCGAAACGGTTCATGCGCCGGCTGGTCTTCTGGGGCGTCGTGTTCGCCGCATGTCTGGCGTGGGTGATGACCCACGAGGCGTGCCGGTACCCGTTGGCCAACGGCGTCTGCTCGCTGGTCGCGTTCCTGGGAGTCCCCCTGCGTCTGCTCTGTCTTGTGGCAAGCGAGGCGGGAGCCGATGAATAAAGGCCTGCCGGGGTTCTTCCTTCCCCGGCAATCGACAAGGACAGTCGCTAACACCATCGTGCCGCACCCTTCCCCAGCTGGTGCGGCGTGCGGGGCCGGCAGGTTCGCCCCCGCCGGAGATCGCGCGGTGTCATGTACGCGCGGCAAACGGCGGGAAGCCGTTCGATTCGGCACGGTCCACTCCCCCTGCGGGAAAGAAAAAGCCCACGCGGCAACGTGGGCGAAGCAAAACAGCTACATGAGAAAGGATACACCATGAGCGCCATGATTCCGCCCGACGTCATCCAGGACGGCGTCGCCTATTGGAAGGCCGACAAGGTGAGCGCCTATTTCGGGGGCTCTCCCACCGTGGGCACGCTCGGCGTGTGGAGATACCGGGGCGAGGGGCCGAGGTTCGTGAAACTCGGCGGCAAACGCGAGCACCGCCAACGCGATACGCGCCGCGTCGTCTACCCGGTCAGGGAGGTGATCGCCTGGGGAGAACAGAACGGGCTCCAGCAGCAGACAGTGGCCGCATAGAGATGTGGTGCCCCATCACCGATGAGGGCATGTCATGGCCTCCGGCCGACCTGATCGAGGAGTTCTGGGACAGGATATGCGACCGCAACAGCCAGACGGCCAACCCGTACATCTACCTGCTGCCCTACGCGGAGCAGGTGGACGTGGACCGTCAAAACAGGAAAGTGAGCGCGCTGGTGGAATACGCGTCCAAAGCCGATTACAGAGGAGGAAAACCGAATTGAGTGAGACCAAGGAAAAACCGGAGCGATCCAATGCGGCGGATGTGGCGGAGAGCCTGCTGCTGGCGTTGGACGCGGGGCCGAACAAGCCCTCATTGCCAGTGTTGGAGGCGATGCTCGCCGAAGCGCTGAAGGCCAACGACGTGATATTGGTGCGCGCCTTCGCCCAGCCGCCGGCACCGCCCGCACAATCCAAGACGTCCGATGTGGAGGCCGAGCTGGCCGATGCGCGACGTGAACTCGCGCATGAGGCGTACGGCGCCGCTTCCATGCTCGCGGACGGCGTGATGGACGACGCCGACTGGGAGCTGTTCGATTTGGCGGACGAGGTGCGAGGCGCGGCGGTGGAGTTGCTGCGCGCGTTGGACGGTGAGGCGTGATGGCCGGCGAGACCATGCTCACGATCATCGGCAACCTGGCGCGCGACCCCGAGCTGCGCACCCTGGGCAACGGCAGCACGGTCGCGAACCTGACCATCGCATCGAGCACCCGCCAGTTCAACCGCCAATCGAACCAGTGGGAGGACGGGGACACGCTGTTCATGAACTGCTCCGCATGGGACAGCCAAAGGCAGAAGCTCGCGTCGAACATCGTGGCCACCCTGGCCAAGGGCATGAGGGTCATCGCCAGCGGGCGTCTCCAGCAACGCTCGTATCAGGCGCAGGACGGCTCTCAGCGCACGGTGACCGAGATGCGGTTGGAGGAGATCGGGCCCGCGTTGACCCGTGCGACGGCGCAGGTCACGCGCGTGCAGGCCGGAGGCGGCTACGCGGGCGGCAGCACGTACGGCGACCCCAACCGAGGACCCGCGCAGAACGGCTGGCAGAACAGACAGCCGCAGTCTCCCGCACCGGCGCAATCGCAGGCTCCCGCGTCGCCTGTGGAGCCGGGCGTGCAGCAAGGCGACCCGTGGGCCCAAACGATGCCCGCAACGCCGGGCTCGGGCTTCGGCGCTTCCACCGATTTCCCGTCAAACGATTCCGACCCTGAATTCTAAGGAGATTCAATGTCACGAAAGAAAAAGACCGATGGCGTGCAGGACGCCTTGATTCCCGACGAAATCACACCGCTCATGCTGCTCGCCCTGACCGCCAAGGCATCACGCATGAAGGACGCCGCGGCCGCGTTCCGCATCGCGGCCAGCAAGATGCTCGACCTGGCCACCAAGGACGAATACATCGAGAAATACAAGAACATCGACCCCATCACCGACGCCCTGTACGACGCCTGCGATCTCTCGCAGCACATCTTCGACGCCGCCAACGCGGTCAACGACCTCATCAACTATCCGGTCGAGGCCCGCGAGCGCGTGGTGAAGGCGGATATCGAGCGCAGTCTGTTGGATCCGTGGCGTGATTTGCCCACTTCGGGTGGGGATGTGGATCCGGATACCGGTGAGATCAAGGAGGGGTGAACCGTGGCAAAACGCAAGCACGGACGCCAGCAATTGGAGCATGAGCGCCAACGCCGTCGCAGGAAGCGTCTGCCGCACCTGCCCGCACATCAGAATCTCAGCACGTCTATCAAGGAGCAGTGACCCGATCAGTTGGCTATCAGCATCATCGACATCAACGTAAAGAACCTCATCCCGAACCCGAACAATCCCCGCAGGGACGTGGGCGATGTCACCGAACTCGCCGACAGCATCAAGGAACAGGGCCTGCAGCAGGCGCTCGTGGTCACACCCGACCACGAGGAGCACGGCGAGCGCCTGTTTCGTGTGGTGATCGGTCATCGTCGTTTGGCGGCGTGCAAGTTGGCTGGTTTGGAGTCTGTGCCGTGTGTGGTGCGTGAGTTGGATGCGAAGACCGAACGCGAGCTGATGCTGGTGGAGAATTGCCAGCGTTCCGATTTGACGCCGTTGGAGGAGGCTGACGGGTATCAGGGTCTGCTTGACCTGGGCGTGAACGTGGGCGAGTTGGCGTCGAAGACGGGTCGTAGCGAGTCGTTCGTGCGTGGCCGGTTGCGGATCGCTCGGATTCCGGCTGATGTGCGTTCCGGGTCGAAGGCGTTCGCGCAGTTGTCTCTGGCCCAGTTGGATGAGTTGGCGGAGTTCGAGGAGCATCCCGACATGATGAGGGAGCTGGCTTCGCAGGCCGGGTCGAACAATTGGGCGTGGAAGGCCAATCAGCTGCGTCAACGGTTGAAGGACGAGGCGTGGCGTGTGGCAGTGCGTGCCGTGTTCCTCGAGCTGCAAGTGCCGGTGGAAGAGCCTGAATCCGGTTCCGTGTGGTCGATACCGGATGGATGCGGGTTCTGCGATACGTTCCATGGCCGGCCCGAGGATCTGGCCGACTGGTGGAAGCAGTGGCGGGTGAAGCATCCGACGGACGGGCCCGTGGTGCGCGTCGCCGACACCACGGTGTATGCGTTCCCTCGCATGAGCGCCGCGCAGATCGCCGAACGCGATGCCAGGGACGCGGCCCGTGAACGCGAGAACGCCTTGGCCGAGGAACGGTTGGACCGGCGGAAACGCTTCGAGCATGACGCCACGCAATTGCGTCTCGTCTGGATCAGGGAGCACGCCACCCGGTTCAACGGCGGACAACTGCACAAAGCCAACACCCGTTTGAGCCTGCTCGTCCTGACCGGCACCGACGGCTATTCTGGCCTCATCGCCAGCCGCAGGTGGGACAACGACGAGAGGGTGCTCGACGCCTACAACGCGCTGACCACCTCGCCGTTGCCGGTCATCGAGGACGGCGACGTGGACCTCTACTGCGAGCAGAACCTCACGGAACTGCATCGCCGTCAGAACGTGGAGGGGGCCGCGAACCGTGAGCTCCTGCTCATCCTGTGCGCCCAAATGGAAGCCATCATCGACCACAGCACGTGGGCAGACAAGGACGACATCACCATCGCCCAGGCCTACTATCGGGCGCTCGAAGACCTCGGATACCCCATCTCAGATGAGGAGACCAAGGCGCTCGAAGGCGAATATCTGCCCGCCGAGGACGAAGAGGCGGAGTGATTATGACGTGGAATCCCATGCCAAGCAAAAGAGCCACGCCTTGCGGCGTGGCTCTTGGAAGGGGAAGGCGTTTGCTATTCCTCGGATTCGCCCGAACGGGCGGGATTGATGCGTTCGGCGTCGATGTAATCCATGAAGCCCGTGGCCTCTCCGCTGCGCTCGTCAAGAGGGACGAACTCGTCATCCGCGCGATCTGCGGTAAATTCCACGAAACGACGCAGCTCGCCATAGGTGAGCTGTTCGAAATCAATCGAGACGCACATGCTGTACCGGGTTTTTCCCTCGTTGCTCATGCGTCGATTATCGCACGGTTGGGAGGTGTGTCATGTCGGTGAGTGTCGACAGCACCTTCGCGTTCGACCCGAACGTGCAGGACAGCGGCATGGCCGCGCGCGGCCTGTACGTGACGATGGTGACGTGGTGCGACCACCAGATGTACACAAGACCCGATGAGTTCGACGGCACTTTCGACCTGAAAAGGGTCAAGAACGTGGGCGGAACGTTGCGTCTCGTGCGCGAACTCGTGGCAAACGGGCTCTTCGAAGAAGTGTCCGAGGGCGTATACACGGTCGTGACCCGTCGCGGATTGGCCGTGTTCGGAAGCTTCAAGAACCAGAAAAAGCCATTGACCCCGGAGGAAGCGGCCGAACTTCACAACAAGAAAGTCAACGCCGGACATGCGGGAGGAAAAGCATCAGGCCTTGCAAGACAAGCGAAAGCCGAAGCAAAGGCGAAGCAGAACGCTTCCGATGAAACGAAGCAGACTGCTTCAACCAACGTGAAGCAGAACGAAGCAGACGCGAAGCAGACTGCTTCAACATCAGGGAAGCAAAACGCAAGCACTACCATACCTAACCAAACCATACCTATTTCCTCCCCTAACCCCTCCGCGCCGAAAACCGAAGCAGAACCGAACCGGGTGCCCCTGGCCCAGCTCGAAGACCGGATGCTCGCCGACCCGTTCACCACGGCGTGGAACGCCTACCCAAGCCACACCGGCAGCCGCAAGGAAGCCGAAACCGCGTTCCACGCCGCCACCCAAGGCCTGGACGGCCTGCCGCCATGCCAGCCCAAAGACCTCATCGGCGCCGTCATCAGCTACGCCAAAACCGTGGACCAACCCCGATACGCGCCCAAAATGAGCCGATGGCTACGCAACGGCCAATACGTCGACCACCTGCGCAGCAAACCCAACCGCACCGAATGGGGCGGCATCACCCGCCAATGGCTCCAACAGCACGCCATCAGCCTCGTGCCGGCAGGGGCATGGACGGACAGCGTCGAACAGACGTTCTGGGCCCACGTCAAAACCGGCGAGGAGCCGGAGACCGTCGCCCGACGGCTCGTAAACGAAATCAACGAAAGAAGCCAAGCATCATGAGCGACAAGCCCAGCAGCCAGACCCTCAGGCTCGTGGAAGGCCGCGAGCGCCATCGGTGCATTGTGTGCGACCGGTACCTGCGTGCGGGCGAATGGCCCGGCATGAGCCATCACCACAGGAAACGCCGCAGCCAGACGTACGGAGACCCCGAACGACACGCGGCGTCGAACATCGTCACCGTGTGCGGCATGGACAACTCGACCGGATGCCATGGGTGGATTCACCGGCATCCCATCGAGGCCAGGGCGTTGGGATACCTGCTCAGAAGCTACGACCCGGCACCCAGCACGGTGCCCGTGTACAGCTGCCGGCGCGGCTGGATGCTGCTCGACGCCGACGGCCAATGGACGCACTGCCCGCCACCCGAGGGCATGCCCGAACATCCCACCATCAACCGAAAGGAACAACCATGACCAACACCACCAACACGGCCTGCGTGACCGGCGAAATCGACAACGTGGACTTCACCCGCGAGGACGGCACCAGCGTGACCATGCTCATCCCGCCAGACACCCCGGTGGGCACCCGCACCATCATCATCCCGCAAGGCTTCACCCTCGCGGAACACCGGATCATCCGCGAGGCCATACAGGATGCGCTCGCCGACCACGGGGAGGAACTATGAGCCCCGAGAAACCCGATGCCCTGCTGTGGATGGACGTGGAGACCACCGGATTGGATACGAACAAGTGTTCGATACTGGAGATCGGCCTGCGCTGCACCAGCATGGACGCGATGCGCGAGCACGCACGCCTCGAAGCGGTCGTCCACATCAGCCGGGAGACCATGCTCTCCGCGCAACTGCCCGCCCTCGACCTGCATCTGAACAACGGGCTGCTCGCCCAATGCGAGACCAGCGACCCCGCCCACTGCTCACCAGAGGCAATCGCACTGGAAACCGTGAGATTCATCAAGGACATGAGCGGCATGTACACGCTGCACCCCGCAGGCACGAACATCCAACGCTTCGACCTGCCCATGATCCTCAGATTCTGCGAACCCGTGGAACGCGTCAACGACCTGCTCTCCTACCGGGCCTTGGACGTGACCACGCTGAGGCTCGCGGCCAAGGCGCTTGGCCGAGACCCCTACACGCACAGGGCCAAGCCCACGCACCGGGTCCACGACTGCCTGGACAGGGACATCGCGGAATACCGGCACTACCTCACCCTCATGAACCCCAAGGAGACCGTATGAGCCAGAGATGTACTCCACGCGGGCCCGGCTGCTACTACCGTTGCCCGATTTGCGGTCAATGGTGGCGGTACGACCCGCCAACCGAATTCTGGGATCCGATAAACACGCTCGGAATGTTCTTCTCGCACCACTCAGTGTGGAGGCAGGAACGCCAACACAGAAAGGCAAATCATGGCCGAACCGATTGACCTCACCCAACAGGCATTGACGGCGCTCGCCGACGCGGGACTGGGCAACGAGTCGGCGGCCGAATCGTTCGTCATCGGATATCAGGCGGGCTATGACGCAGCGCTCACTCTGGCCATCAGCATAGAAACCCATCTCAACTCGAATGAGCCGACAGACGAAGAAATCGAGACCTGCGCCCGAGGATTCTTCGAGGGAACACCCGGCATCACCAACTGGGACGCAGTCAGCGAGCACTCAAAACAAGCATGGCTGCACGCGGCCAAGAAAGCGCTCGCCGCCGTCAACACGATGAAAACCGAGGAGGAATCATGAGCATCATCAGCAAGGAAGCGTGCTTCCGCTACCCCAACTGCACGGTGGACGACGTGCACGACACGTTGGCCCAGGTCTACACCAGTGACGACTTGCAGGAGGCGTACATGACCGGTGCGGAACGGGAGCCCACCGGCTTGGAGGTGGAAGCCGCCGCCGAACAGCTCTACTACTCGGACTGCAACAGTTCCGGCCTGCTCCTCGACTCAGACTGGAACAGACTACCGGACGGCAACAAAGCCATCTACCGCAACCGGGTGCGCACAATCATCACAACAATCCAGAAAAAAGGAACAGCAGAATGAACGAGAACACGAACCTCACCGACATCATCAGCGCGGCGCTCGCCGCCGGATGCCAGATCAGCGTGACCATCACTCCCAAAGACTTCTACAACGAATCACAGGAGCCGGAGGAATGAACGTGAGCGAAAGCATCGACTGGCGGCATTCCACGCCGGGAGAGCTTGACCTGCACCGGTTCATCGGACCCACGAGGAGAGGCCAAACACTGGACGGCTATCTCTCCTGCTTCACACAGAACGGCCGGTGGACACTCACCGACGCCGACAATCTCGCCACCGTCATCAAACCGGACGCCAACGGAAACCCAACACTCAACACCGAACTCTTCCGCTCCATCAACGTACTCAAGGAAATAAGACCATGCAAAAAACTACATTAGTCCACCACAGAACTACATTAACCACCACCGGTTTTTACATTAGCGCGCTCGCCGGAGGCACCCGAGGATGCGCGGAAACTGGTCGGTGGAATCCACCATCGGACTCCTGTTCACCATCATCATCGCGATACTGGCGCTCGCCATCGTATCCGCCATCGGCCTGGCCGCGTACGCCGCGATGGACACCGGTCCCAGCCAGCGTATCGTGCAGCAGGTGGAGACCACGGGCGATGTTCGCCGCCTGTGCATCGAGGCTCGAACCGGCGAGCGCGTCGATGCCATGTCATGCGATTTGATTGATCCGCATGCGGGAGGTGTTGCGAAGTGACGAGTTAGGCGATACGCGACAAGGTGCTCGCATGGCATGGGCGCGGCTACGGCGCGACGGATACGGCCCGTCAATTGGGCCTGCCGTTGGAGGAGGTGCGCGCGATCATCCGCGAGGGTGACGGTCGGCCGAAACCGCCATGCAAGGTCGAGTTCATTGAACCGCCGCTGTTCGAGGAATGAACTGAAATACCAGATAAAAAAACGAAACCCTCCACACGAGGCGGAGGGCATGTCAGCAAGCAACCAGTTTAGCCGATGTGGAGGGATTTCGTGAACTGCCAGAACTGCAACACCATAATCGAAAACGGGTACGCGCTGTGCACGGCGTGCGAGCTGCGCTTCGCCGGCACGCTCCTGCGACTGGCGCGCGACGTCACGCCGTTGCACGACTCGTTGGACGCGACCCTGCATCCGGGCGGGCATGCGCCCGTGCGCATCCAGACGGCCACGCCGCCCACGCCGCCCACGCCTATCAGGCTGGACGTGCTCGACCTGATCGACATGCTCGACGCCACGGCCCGTGAACTATGGCGTTGCCTCGACGGCATCGACGCCTTGGACTGGCGCAAAGACAAACGCAACGAGGATCTGAAGGCCACGCTCATCGCATGCGCAGGCCACCCCAGGCTCGCCACGTTCGCGGACGCGGGCTTCTACATGCACGTCGTTGACGGCATCGCACGCAAAGTCGATGCTGCGCTGGACCCGCCGGAGCAACGCCGCGAGATAGGAACCTGCGAACTATGCGAGACCATGCTCACCGCTGGGGCAGCAGACCAGTGGGTGACATGCCCGGTCTGCGGGAGGGAACAGCGAGCGCAGACGGTTAAACTGCGTAGGCTCAAGACGTTGTGTTGGGATGATTCCAGGCGCGGGTCTGCGGCTGAGATAGCCAAGGTGTTCACGGACGCGGGAATCACCGTCAAAAGGCATACGCTCACCGTGTGGAAATCCCGAGGCAAGCTTGATGTCACGCCCCAAGGCATTTCATACAGCAGCGTCTACCGGCTCGTCATCAGTGGCGGACTTGACAAAGAGCTGACTGTGACCGCATAATGTCAGTGGATTAGTGTCGAAAAACCCAGCTCATGTGGCTGGGTTTTCGCGTATCTATGCTTTGTTTTTGCGTGGTCTCCCCCCTCCGACACCACGTCCCGGACGTTGAGCGTTCCATTCATCGATGGTCTCAGGCAACCAGCCGCGCGTGCGCCCTATCGTGGCGTCGGGCTCAGGGAGCTTGAGGTTGAGCAAGCCGCCACTGGTGATGCCAAGGCGTTCTGCGACCTGCTTGACGCCGAGATATTCAGTCGCCATTGCTTGCCCTTCCTGCCAGATAACCCAGCACGCCCGAGCACATTCCGAACACACCTGCCGGTACGCTCTGGGATGCGATGGCCAGCGCGAGGCTGACGACTCCGAACATGAGTGCGATGATTCCTATCTTGCCGTTCATGATGTTCCATGGAATAGTTGGGAGTGGAGCCGTGGCTCTGGATAGTACGATTATCCGGAATCCACGGCTCTTGTTACCGCTTGCGCCGTCTGTTCAGCGGCTTTCGCGGCTTGCTCTTCGCAATCAATGCGACGGCCACGGCGGCGATGGGTGCGAGTGCCGCACCCAATCCGGAGAGGAACTCCCCGATGGCCTTGAGCAGCTCCGCGATCTGTTCCATGTTCACCTCCTTTCCTTGGCTGACATATCTATAGTAACACAATAACTATAGATATGCAAGCCGAGGACACCAAGACACGCCAACGGACACAATGACTGCGAGGCACACATGAGCTGGCGAGTCTGCTCGACACCCGGATGTCCGAACCTCATCGAGACACCGGCACGCAAATGCGACGCCTGCACCCGAGCCCAACGGGACCGCACCCGTACCCGTGGACGCAACCCATACAACACCAAGGGACATCAATCGTTTCGCAGGCAGGTGCTCGCACGAGACCCATACTGCACATGCCCCGGCGACCCCGAGCACGGAGGCTGCGGCAAACACAAGGGGCTCTGCGGAAAACCAAGCACAATCGCGGATCATTATCCATACGAGCGAATCGAACTCATAGACATGCGACTCAATCCGAACGACCCGAAGTTCGGACGAGGATTGTGCAAACAATGCCACGACGTGAAAACCGGCAGAACAAGACCAGCAGGCTTCAATACCAAACAGTAAAAAACAATCAGCAGCCGCACATCCCCGCAAAAACGACCGGCAACACCCAGGGGGGTGGGGTATCGACCACCCCTGCCTGAACCGCCGGTGAGCTGTCTGTCGGGTGCGCAGGGTTCAAACATCGCTGGCGGGCCGCCGCGAGGGCGGTCTCGTCGATCTGTCGCTAGGGCGCAAGGCCATGACGAGAGGTGAACATCATGCCAAGTGGAGGCAAACGAGTACGCTCCGGGCCGGCCAAGGACCCGAACAGCGAGAAGAGCCGCAGACTCGGATACACATTGCAGAGCCTGCCGAACACCGAGTGCCGGATGAAGCCGCCGGAATGGCCCTTGGAGCCCGCCGATGACGAGCGCGTCCGCAGGCTTGAGGCGGAGAAGTGGAAGTGGCTGTGGAAGCTGCCTCAGGCACGCGCCTGGCATCTGCCCCAGTTCAAGTGGATGATCCGGGAACTGGCGTTGTACGCGCGGCTTTCCACCGCATGCGAGATCGCGCCGGCACCCACGGCGTTGACCGTGCTGCTGCGCATCTCCGACCGCGTCGGCATGAGCGCCGCCGGATTGCAGGCGTTAGGCTGGAAAATCGAAGCGGAGGCCGAGCGGAAGCCAGTCGATTCGGAGTTCACGCGCCGCAGGGCCAAGGAGCTGAACCGGGAATCAGCCGCCGAACGCTCTCCCATGGACGAGACGAGGCATGTGTACCAGCGTCGGATGAGCGGCAATGGCTGACGAGGATTCATGGCTCATCGACTTCCCCACGTTGGGGCATCTGGTGTGCGCGTGGATCGAACGTCACTGCCGGCAGCCTGACGGCCCGTTGCGAGGCCGTCCGGTGGTGCTGTCCGACTGGCAGTACTGGCTGGCGGCGAACCGTTGGCGCATCCGCGAGAACGCCCCATATGTGCCGCCCGAGGAAGTCACCGTCGACAACCCGATGGTGCTCAACCAGGCATTCGAATACCGCATGACGCTGACCGTCGGACCGCAGAAATGGGGCAAGGGGCCATGCACGGCGTTCTTCACCGCCGCCGAGGGCTGCGGGCCCACCATCTTCGATGGCTGGGCGCGAGAAGGCGACGTGTACCGTTGCGCTGACAACGGTTGTCCGTGCGGCTGGGAGTGGCCGTACAATCCGGGCGAGCCGAAAGGCCGTCGGCATCCGTCGCCGCTCATCCAGTTGACGGCAAATTCCGAGGAGCAGGTACGCAACATCTACCGTCCTCTCGTGGCGACGATCCTGCTGGGCCCGCTCAAGGAGCTCATGCGCGTGAGGGACACCTTCATCCGCATATTGCAGCCGGGGCGCGAGGGCGAGGCCGACGCCTTGGACTTGGATCGCATCGACGTGGTCACCGCCTCGGCGAAATCCCGTCTGGGCAATCCGATCACGGACGCCGAACAGGACGAGGCCGGCCTGTACACGAAATCGAACGGCATGATAGCGGTCGCCACCACGCAGCGCCGAGGAGCCGCCGGCATGGGCGGCCGCACGCATGCGTGGACGAACGCATGGGATCCGGGCGAGGACAGTTACGCGCAGCAGGTGTTCGAGAACGCCGAGGACGACGTGTTCGTGTTCTACCGGAACCCCGATCTCGCGAAATCATTGCGTCACCGCGACGGCCGGCCGTTGGACTTCAATCTGAAATCCGAACGCTTGAAGATGCTCGAATACGTGTATCGCGGCTCCCCGTGGGTCGACCTTAATTCCATCGAATCGGAAGCCAAGGCGCTGATGAAGACCGACCCTACCCAAGCGGAACGGTTCTTCGGGAACCGTCTGGTGCAGGGCGGCGGCGCATGGCTCGAAGACGGACTGTGGGAGAGCTGCTATGCCGGCGCATGAACTCTGGTTGCCGAACCCGCCAAAAGGCACGCGCGTATGCGCGGGCTTCGACGGTTCGGAGAACGACGACTGGACATGCATCAAGATGGAGACCCTCGACGGGCTGATATTCACTCCACGATACGGGCCCGACCGGCGTGCGACCATCTGGAACCCGAAGCAGTGGGGCGGGCGCATCCCCCGCGCCGAGGTATCCGCAGCATGGGCGGAACTCAACGACCGCTACAGGATAGAACGCGCCTACTGCGATCCCGGCTTCCGCGACGAACTGTCGTGGGAGTCGGAGATAGAGGCATGGGATCGCGCCTACGGGCCGAAGAAATTCATGCCATGGAGCATGTCGGGCAGCTCCCGCATCGGAGCCGTCTACGAGGCATTGCGCCGATTCGAAGCCGACCTGACCACACATCGCATCACACAGGACGGCTGCCCCGTCACCCGCACCCACATGATGAACGCGCGAAAGGTCGCCAAGACCCTGGAACGCTACGGATTGGCAAAACCCCAGCAGAACAGGAAGATAGACGCCGCCGTGACCAGCGTGCTCGCCCACGAAGCCGCATGCGACGCGCGAGCCGCCGGCTGGGGCGCTCGCAAACACAATTACATGCTTACCGGATCATCGACCAGGAGGTGACGATGGAATACAGCCAGCAGGATCTGACCGCATTGGCGAACCGTATGGCCGACAAAATCCAGTTCCGTCGACCCAGCATCGGCACGCATACCGATTACGTGCTCGGCAAACGCGGCAAACTGAAGTTCGCGTCCAAGGAATTCAAACGCTATATGAGCGACCGGTTCTCCGATTTCTCGGACAACTGGTGCCTCCCGGTGGCGCAGGCCCCGGTGGAACGCATCAAGTTCAAGGGCTTCGTCCCATATGATGACGTGAAGCTCGGCACCGGCATCATGAAATGCCTCGACCGCAACGACTTCGAACGCGGACTGCAGGAAGCCGCGCTGATGATGACCACCACGGGCCGCGCGTTCGCCTTGGTCACGCAGGTCGACGGCAGGGCCCGCATCACGTTCGAGCACCCGGACAGCGCCGCAGTCATCTACGATGCGCGCACCGGCCAGCCGTCAGCTGGGTTCCTCATCCAGCAGGGCGACGACAAGGAGTACGGCACCCTCATGGTGCCCGGCTGGACGGTCAGCATGGAACGTAAGAAGATGCTCGATCTGACCGACCAGCGCGTGCCGCCCGACGTGTATGGCTGGAAGATGAATGACCCTCAGCCCACCGGTCTGGACACGATTCCATTGCGCGAGTTCCGCAACCAGATGCTATTGGACAATGCGCCGATCAGCGACATCGCGCACGTCGAATCGATGCAGGACACGGTCAACGTCGTATGGGCCTACCTGCTGAACGCATTGGACTACGCCTCACTGCCGGCACGAGTCATCCTCGGCGGAGACCCGCTCGTCGAGCCCGTCTACAACGAGGAGGGGCAGCAGGTCGGCGAGAAGCCCATCGAACTCGACAAGCAGGTGCTGGAGCGCATTTACCAGTTCACCGGCGACAACGTGAACCTGGGCGAATGGTCAAGCTCGAACCTGAACGTGTTCATCCCGGTCACCGAGAAGGCCGTGGAACATATCGCCGCCGAAACACGCACCCCCGGCCATTACCTGCTGACGAACGCGGAGGTTCCGGCCACCGGATACGAGGTCGCCGAAGCCGGCCTCGTATCCAAGACCATCGAACGCATCAGCTTCCTGAAATCCCCCATCCGCGACATCTGCAGCATCGCCATGCGCTACGAGAACGACGCGAATGAGGCGGACATCATCGCCGACTCAAAGGTGCAGTTCGCGACCCCGCAGTATCGCAGCGAGACGCTGATGGCGGACGCGATGCTCAAGTACAAGCAGCTCGGCTTCCCGATCCAATGGGTCGCGGAGCAGATGGGGCAAAGCTCGGACGAGGTGCAGCGCATCATGCGCATGCGCGCCGATGAGATGGCCGACCCCGAACTCGAATCGTTGAACCGTGCCCTGCAGATCGGAGGCGCTGATGGCGGTCGAATCGCAGGTGCTGGCCTACAGTCAGAAACGGCTGGCGACGTTGGAGCTGGCGGCGGACAGGGCCGCGCGCAGAACATGGAACAGGGTCGACGCCAATAACATCCAGGCGTCGTGGAAGTCGATAAGCCGCGACTTCCTCACCCTGTTCTCCACCATCCAAACCAAGTCGGCGGAGACGGCCATCGACGCGAGCGGCATGATGCTCGCCGAACAGGGCGTGTACGTCACTCCCCATGCTTTGGCCAACCCGAACGCATTCGCGGGCTGGGCTCCGTCCGGCCTCGACATCGCATCCTACTTCCAATCCCCCGTGTTCGCCGCCCTGCACGCGATACGCACCGGCAGCTCGCCGTTGGAGGCATTGGAATATGGGCGCAACCTGCTGGTCATGCTCACCTCTCTGGCGGTCATGGACACCGCCCGCCAGGCGGAATCACTGGACATCACCAGCCGCCCCAAGGTCGGCTACATCCGCGTCGAGTCCGCCACCTGCTGCGACCGATGCATGCTGCTGGCCGGCAAATGGTTCCGCTTCAACGAGGGGTTCCTGCGCCACCCCCACTGCCACGGCCGCCACGTGCCCTGCAGCCATGGCATGGCCAAACAACAGGGGTGGATCAGCGACCCCATGGAGGGTTTCAAAAGCCTCTCCCGTGAGGAGCAGGACAAGCGTTTCGGCGCGAACTACGCGCAGGCCATCCGCGACGGCGCCGACATCTACCAGGTCGTCAACTCGAAACGCGGCATGCAAAGGGTGGGAAAAGGCTATACGGCGCTGACCACCAGCGAGGGCACCACCCGATACGGGTGGGCCAACATGCAATACGCTCAGCAGTCCGGCCGGAAAATGAAACGCCGCCTGTCCATCGACGGCATCTACTCGCTGACCGGAGGCGACCGGGAGAAGACCATAGCCGCGTTGAAGGCCAACGGATATTTCGTGGACAACGACTGGCGCGGCAAGGTGCCCGAGATCCGCAAAAGCATGTGGCTGCACGACAACACGTACCGGCAGGGGCGCGTCGAACTGTTGACCGCCGCCGAGAAGCGCGTGCAGACCGCGAAGCTCCGCTACGAGGCCGTATTGGAGGGCCGCAACCCCAACGATGGCCGCATGCCCCTCACCCCCGAGATCGCGGCCCAGTGCGAACGCGAATACCGCCGATGGGTCACCTCCGGCGGCCAGATTTTCCAGCAATGATCCAGCGAATCGAAAGGAAGAACATGGATCCCGCAAACCAGAACCAGCAGACAGGCGACAACGAGTCCAAGAAGCCGGAGAACACCGGCGGCGAGGATTGGCAGTCGAAGTTCGAGGGCCAGCGGAAAGTCAACCGCGACCTCGAAAAGAAACTGAACGAAGCCTACGCCAAGGCCGACAAGGTCGACGAACTCGAAAAACAGATCGCCGCCCTGCAGGGCAAGGAGGCCGAATACGAGGCCGCCCGGAAGGAGCAGGCCGTCAAGGACGAGGCCCTTGCCGCCGCCAACCAGCGCATCCTCAAGGCCGAAGTCCGCGCCGCAGCCAGCGGCAAGCTCACCGACCCGGCCGACGCCCTGCGCTACCTCGACCTGTCCAAATTCACCGTCACGGATGACGGCGGCGTGGACACGCAGGCCATCGCCGACTCCATCGGCGAACTGCTGGAACAGAAACCTTATCTCGGGAAAGCCGAGCAAGCACCCTCGGGCGCGAACATCACGCCGCCCAGCGGAACACGGGACGGCGACCGCCATCAGGGTCAGCTCACCCGAGACGACCTGAAAACCATGAGCCCCGCAGAAATCGTCAAAGCCCAACAGGACGGACGACTGAAGGACCTGCTCGGAGCCAACTAACGGAAGGAGGCCTTAAATGGCCATCACCAATTTCATCCCCGAACTGTGGAGCGCCAACATCCTGCTGGAACTCCAGAAGAACCTCGTCTACGGTTCCGCCGTGAACCGCGACTACGAGGGCGACATCGCCAACTACGGCGACACCGTGCACATCACCGGCATCGCGCACATCAGCATCGGCGACTACACGGCCCACACCGACATCACCATCGAACCGGCCACCGACAAGGACGCCGGCGAACTCGTCATCAACCAGAGCAAGTACTTCGCGTTCGAAATCGACGACGTGGAGAAGCGCCAGGCCATGAACAACCTGACCGCCGCATATTCCCGGGACGCCGCCTCCAAGCTGCGCGACCTGACCGACCAGTACCTGGCCGGCCTGATGGCAGCCGGCGCGAAGAGCAAGCTCGACCCGATTTCCGGCGCCACCGCCACCAAGGCGTACGACACCATCGTGGATCTGGCCACCGCATTGGATAAGCAGAACGTGCCCGACGCGGGCCGTTGGGTCATCGTCACCCCGGACTTCTATGGCCTGCTGCGCAAGGATGCCCGTTTCGTCGCGGGCGCCGAGTCCGCTCATTCCACGCTGCTCAACGGCGTGGTCGGCGAGGCCGCGGGCATGACCATCCTCAAGTCCAACAACGCTCCCGCAGCCAAGGGCGGCTCCACCCAGTCTCCGACCGATGAGGGCAACGTCATCATCGCCGGCACCAACGCGGCCACCACGTTCGCGGAGCAGATCGCCAAGGTCGAGGCCACCCGCAAGGAGAAGGGCTTTGACGACATCGTCAAGGGGCTGCACCTGTACGGCGCGAAGGTCGTGCGCCCCGAAGCGCTGGCCACCGTACACTTCAAGGTGGGCAAGTGATGGCCGGCAGCTACGAGGCCATGCCCTACGTGGGCGAAGTCGAATAACCGCATAGGGGTGCCTCATGGACACGCTGGCAACGATCAAGGACCTTGATTCATACGGCATCGAATACGCGGACGAAAAGCTCGCGGACAAGCTGCTCGAATCGGTTTCCGCAGCGGTACGCGACGCCGCAGGCTGCCCCATCACACGTGGCGACTACACGGTGACCATCCCCGGCGAGACCTCACGCAGGCTCGATTTGCCCATGCGCCCCGTGATTTCCGTGAGCCGCGTGCTCGTGGACGGCGAGGAGACCGGGGATTGGAAGCTGCTCGGCAACGCCCTGTACAGGGAAAGCCTGTGGAGCCTGCCGAACATGGTCCCCTGTTCCGTCACCGTCACCATGCTCGCCGGTTATGACCCAGTTCCCCCGGACATCGTGCGCCTCGTGTGCAGCATGGTCGCAGCCGGACTCGTCCAGCAGTCGAACGGCGGCCCCGGCGCTCACCGCGACGAATCGTACGCGCGAATCGACGACGTGCAGATCGGCTACCGTCAGGGCGACTCCGAGATCATCGACGCACTCGAACTGCCGGAGGGCACGAAACGAGCCCTCCGCAACAGGTTCGGCATGCGCGGCATCGCCATAGGGGTGTTCCGATGAACGTGCAGCACATCCTCAACCGAGGCCGACAGCTCGCCGAATCGTTGATGACCGACCAATGCCGTGTCACTCACATGGGCAAGCCGGTCACCGACCCTGAAACGGGACTGGTGGCACCGGACGTGAACACCGTGTATGAGGGCAAGTGCAAGGTGCAGACCTCCGGCGGCTTGGCCGCCGAGAACACGGAGGGCGGCATCGTCGAAGCGTTGGGTGCCGTCACCCCCGTGTGGAGCATGTACGTGCACTTCCCCTACGGCACCACGGGATTGTTGCCGGGTGACGTGTGTGAGCTGACCGAAGCCGCCGACCCGAACCTCAAGGGGCGGAAGCTCAGGTTGTTGAACATGCAGTCCGAGAAGTCGCATGCGACCGCATGCCGGTGGAACGTGAAGGAGGTGGGCAACAGCAATGAGTGACGTGACCATCGACGCTTCGGAGCTGACCTCTTTCGGCCGCCGGATCGCCGCCGCGCATGCCAAGGCCTCAATCGCCGTCGCGAAGGCGGTGAAGAAGGGCGCGCAGAACGTCAAGGAGTCCATTCAGGAGGACGTTGCCGGTTCCGGCAACGCCGGCATCCGCAAGGTGCAGGTCGCCTACGAGATGGGCAGTACCGGCACCACTGTGTACGCGGACGTGAGCCCGCGTGACGGCGGAGCTTCCGATCTGGCCAACATCGCGTTCTTCGGCACCGCGAAAGGCGGCGGAACCCATGACTTCTACGAACATGCGGAGACGGAGCTGCCCACGCTCGCCGAATACGTGGGCGACGCCGCCGACGACATGCTGATAGGAGCCATCGGATTATGAGCGTCATGGACCTGACCAATGCGGTTCTCGACCTGCTGCCCTCCATGCCGTCCGGCGTGAAGGTCTACCGGCAGGAGGAGCCGCTGGAGTCGGAGATGCCGCCGTGGATCATCGCGCGCGTCTCCACCGACCGTCATGTGGCGGCGGAGACGATGCGGTTCACCGCCCACTCCGCCCTGTTGGAGGTTCGCGCCGTCAGCACCACCGTCGACAGCGTGAACATCTGGTGTGACGACATGCTGATTCCCGCGTTGGCGAACCGCTCCCCCACCCGGCCGTCTGGCTACACGGTCGGCCAGCTCACCCTGTACGAGGATTCCGGCGCGTACGCGGCCGGTCTGACCGCCGACGACACCGCGCGCCGCTACCAGGTGCGCGTCCTCCGGTTCCGCTTCACGTGGAGCCGACCATAGTCAACCAATCATTTACCAAAAGTCTTCAACGCCATCCCACACGGGGTGGCCTTTTGCTTCAAGGAGCACATTATGACCCTGAAACTGGGTACAGAGATTCCTGGCACCAGCGCCGATGGCAACATCACCACACTATGGGTGCCGACGATCAAGGACATCAAGGCCCCCACCATGGCCGAGCTAGAAGCCGGCACCGACATCTCGAACTACGTCATGCTCGGCGGATGGAGCTTCGACCCGTCGCAGGACGCCGTGTCCGACCAGCGCGAGAACGCCGTGCAGGACTTCGGGGCCCCCGGCCGCAAGAGCGCCGGCGACATCAGCATCGAGGTCATCGACAACACGAACACGGAGCACCAGGAACAGAACAAGGCCGTCACCCTCATGCACGAGGGTGCCTCAGGTTATATCGTGCGCCGTCGCGGCATAGCCACCGACACACCCCTCGCCGTAGGGCAGAAGCTCACCGTCGTGAGCGTCATCTGCGGTGAGAAGCAGGTCATCAACCCGGACGCGAGCACCATGATCCGCTCGAAGATTCCGCTGTTCGCGAAGGCCCCCGGCTGGGAGTCCGAGACCGCAGAGATCTCGAACCCAAAAGGCTGACGCCTCCGACCGTGACCGCCGCAGCCCGTGAGGGAGGCCGGACGGTCACGGTGAAAGAGGCCATCGCCGGCGGCTGACAATTCTTCCGTGCGGGGATTCTAAACCTTTCTGGCCCCGCACGGGCATTCTCTCTTCTCTCTCAGAAAGGTTTTCAGACTTTCAGAAAGGGATAATCATGGCTTTGGAAGTGAAGCGCAAGCGCGTGGACGTCGACCTCATATTGGATCAGGAGAAGGCCGAAAAGGTCGCCGCATTGGGAGCCGACCTGGAGCGCGCCATGGCGCAGCATGTGACCGAGGGCGGCAACGCCGCCGCCAAACGCATCGCCGAACAAATCGACAAGCTGCGAGGCGAGGTGAAGGACGACACCGTCCGCATCACCCTGGAGGCGCTGCCGCTCTCCCAGTGGCGTCAGGTACTCGAAGCGAACACCGTCACCGAGAACGGCGTACCGAAGCAGCGCATCGAGGACATCTGCGCCGACGCCGTCAGACTCATGGTCAGGAAGACCGTGCCGGAAACCCCTGTGGATGATCTGGCGAACGTCATGACCGAACTGTCCGACGGCCAGATCAGCCCCATCTGGTATGCGATCCGTGACCTGAATGCGAAGCTCATCGACCCAAAAGACGCACTCGAATCAGCCTCGCGGATAATCCGCAGACAGTAAGGGAACTGCGAATCTGCCAGAAGCTCGGCATCAGCTACAAACGCTGGCTCGGCTGGGAACCATCGTATCGGGTGGAACGAGACGAACATCGGCGCATCACCGGCTACACGCCGGAAACCGAATGGGATGCGACCGAACGCGAATGGATGCTCGCGCTCGACGAATACGAACACTCATTATGCCCCCAATGCGGCATGCCCATAAGCGTCTGCCACGACGAGCAGACACCCTTCCATTTCACGGCCGACGTCGGCATATGCCAGATATCGCTCATGCAATCCCTCAAGCTCGACGAGTGGAAGAAAGACCATGCGGACGAGAACGAGCTGAAGCAGTCCGCATTGACGGTGGGAATCAAACCAAGATAAATCTCAGGAGGCCGCTATGGCTGGCGGATTGAACCGCAACATCACAGTCCGCCTGCTCGCGGACACTTCGAACTTCACGGCCGGCATGGCCAAAGTCAGCGGCGAAAGCCAGAAGGCTGCGACCACCATGGAAGCCGCCGGAGGTAAGACCAAGCTCATCACCACCGGTGTGGCCGCAGCCGGTGTGGCCACACCGCGCTGGGCGTGGCCGCAATCAAGATGGCGGCGGACTTCGACGCATCGATGAGCACCGTGCAGGCCAACACCGGTGCCTCCGCCGACGAGATGGCCCAACTGCGTCAGGCCGCCATCGACGCCGGCGCCGACACCATATACTCGGCCACCGAATCCGCCGACGCCATCAACGAACTCGGCAAAGCCGGCCTGTCGACCTCCGATATTCTCTCCGGCGGTTTGAGCGGCGCATTGAACCTCGCAGCGTCCGACGGCATGGAAGTCGGCCAAGCCGCCGAATACATGAGCTCGGCCATGGCGCAATTCAATTTGACCGGCGCCGACGCCACGCATATCGCCGACCTGCTCGCCGCAGGAGCCGGAGAAGCCCTCGGCAACGTAAGCGATTTCGGCGAGGCGTTGAACAACGTGGGCTCCACCGCCAACAAGTTCGGCCTGAGCATCGACACCACCGTCGGCACATTGGCCGCATTCGCGCACCAAGGCATCATCGGAGCCGAAGCCGGCACCCAACTGCGCTCCGTGCTGCTCGCCCTGACCAACCAGACCGAAAAACAGCGGAAGGCCACCGAGGAATACGGGATAACCCTGTACGACGCGCAAGGCAACTTCGTCGGCATGAGCAGTCTCGCCGGACAGCTCAAGGAGAAGCTCGGCGGACTCACCCAGGAACAGCGCAACAGCGCCATGGCGACCATGTTCGGCAGTTACGCCATCCAAGGAGCGAACGTGCTCTACGCGGAGGGCGCGAGCGGCATCGACGAATGGACCAAGAAGGTCAGCCAATCCGGCTACGCCGCGGACCTCGCCGCCAAGAAGAACGACAACCTGAAAGGCGATCTGGAGAATCTGAGCGGCTCTTTCGAATCCCTCATGATCTCTTTGGGCGAGGGCGGTCAGGGACCATTGCGCTCCCTCGTGCAAACGCTCGACACCTTGGTGGATGCGTTCAGCCAACTGCCCGCACCAGTACAACAGGGCATAGTACTGATGACCGCGCTCGCAGGAGGCTTCACCGCCCTGCACTCCGCCATGGGGCCATTGAACGCCAGCAGCTCGCAGACGGCACGGAACTTCGGCTTGATGCTCGACCCGTTCCAGCGAGGCATCACCGCCATACCACTGCTCAAGGAAGGCGTCATCCAACTTGGCACCTCCATGCTTGGCACATCAACCAACGCCGGCACGCTTGCCAACGGACTGACACGAGGCCAGACCGCGATGAACGGCATGAAAAGCATCGGCAGCGGGCTGTTCGCCGCCTTAGGCGGACCATGGGGCATCGCCTTGACGGTCGCGGGGGCATTGCTTGTGGGGTTCGCCCAATCCGCACAGGACGCTAAAGCCAACATCAAAGAATTCTCCAGCGCAATCAACCAGTCCGGGAACGCTGTCGAAACACTCATCAAGAAAATCGCCAGCGGCGAGGACAAAACATGGGACTTCGGAGACAAGTTCGCCACCGGCTTAGGCTCTCTTGGAGAAGCACTCGACAAAGCCGGCATCGAATACAGCACGTTCGCAAAGGCCGTCAACGGATCCAAGGAAGCGCAAAAACTGTTCAACGAACAGATGAAAAACGCCGAAAACAACATGTCCATCATGCAGACAGACAGTATCCGAGACAGTTACAATAAGCTCTCCGATCAGGTCAGCAGAGCCAAGGAACAGGTCAGCAAAACCAACACGGAAGTCGCCAAAGCGAAGGACAGCGGAGACACGGCCGCCGAAGGCACCAACAACTACGCCGACAGCGCAGACAACGCCACCACAAGCGCCGAAGACCTCTCCGACGCCATTGACGATCTGGTGAAAGGCTTCCTCAGCCTGCCGGGAGTGCAGTTGTCCGCGGATCAGGCCGTCACCCAATTCAATCAGGGCATACTCGATCTTAACGAGAGCATCGCGAAGAACGGCCGAGTGCTCGATGACAACGGCAACGCTCTGGCGGGCTATGAGTCTCAGGCGTATGACAGCCAGTCCGCTCTGCAGGGCCTTGCGTCCACCGCGCAGAGCACGGCGCAGAAGATCATCGAGGAGGGTCAGGCCCACGGCGATGCCGCTGCTGCTACCCAGCAGGCGGGCGATATCCTCGAACGGGCACGTCAGGCGTACATCGACAACGCGACCGCAGCTGGCATGAGCGCCGACGCGGCCGCTGCCCAGGCCGACCGATACGGGTTGGCCCGCAGTGAGGCCGACAACCTGCGTCAGAGCATCGAGGATATGAACAGCACTGCCGCTAACCCTGTTGACGTAAAGATTACGATTACGGACGAGGCCAGCGACGTGCTGGACAAGGTGAAGGTGAAGGCCGAGAAAATCGATGACAAGACCGTGCGCATCAGCGGCGACAACACCGACCTGATGCAGAAGATCGCAGACGCCACCGGAGCCACCATCGACCCGAAAACCGGCAAACTCGATCTGGACAAGACCCAGTTCGATTATGCGATGGCCATCGCCGCAGGTGCCACCATCGACCCGAAAACCGGGTTGCTGCAGGGGGACAACAGCGACATGCTGGCCAAGGTGGCCGAAGCGAACGGCTGGACCATCGACTCGAAAACCGGCTATATCTATGCAAACGACGATCAGGCCATCGGAGTGCTCCAAGGCCTGAACAGCATGCAGATCGCGGACAAATGGTTCACCATCCATGGCAAATACGAGGATTCCTCAGGCGGCACGTATTCCAGCAGCGGTTATCGCCCGAAGGGCGCGATGGGCAACATACCAACCGGCAAGACCGGTGGCCTGTTCACCGGCTACGGGGTTTCGATGCGCGGCTACGCCACTGGCGGCCGTGTCATCGAGGGCCTGATGCCCGGTAAGGCCACCACCACGGGCGGCGACAACATCACGTTGGCGAACGCGCGCGTCAAGAGCGGCGAATTCGTGTCCAACGTGAAAAGCGTCGACTACTACGGCGCCGACCTGTACGCGGCGATGAACCGCAGGCAGGTTCCGCGTGAGAGGTTCTACAAGCCGAACCCGATGGTGCTGAGCCAGCCGGTCACGAACAACCAGACCGTCAACCAGACCATCGCACCGGTGTTCGAGCAGAAAATCGTGCGCCAGGCCGATGACCTGTATGTGGCCGGGTCGATACTGCACCGCGACGCGGTGAAAACCGTCGGAAGGCTGAGCCGAATATGAGCGATCTGTGGACTATGTACCCGCACTTCGGGGAACTCTATGCGGGCGGCACGCTGATATGCCGTTTCAACCCCGACGACTCCCGTTCCCGTGGCCTTTACGTCACCTCGAACGGGGTCGAGGGTTGGGACACGATGCCGGACGCGAAGGTGGAGCTGACGGAACGAGGCCAAGGTGACGGCGCGCACGACGTGCCCGAATCCGACCTCATCTATTCGGCTCGCACCGTCACCGTGCACTACGAGGCCATCGGACTGTCGCGCGGCGAACTGCTCTCCATCATGCGCAAGATCAACCGGCTTGCCCACCGAAACGCCCGACTCCGATTCAGCGACGGAGGGGAGGACACCTACGTGGACGGCTATCTGGCACAGATGGGCCGCAGCTCCGCATGGCACCCCACGCTGGAAAACGACCTGACACTGCATTTCGTATGCCCGCGACCCGAACGCCTCAGCTGGACTCCGCACCGCTGCCAGTTGAAGCCCACATCAGACGGTCGCGGAGGCCTGTTCTACGGCGGTGCCAGGGCGGGGCTTGTATACCCGTTGACCTACGGCAGGCAGGCGACGGACTCCCGCAATGTCGGCACGCTGCTCAACAACGGCAGTTCGCGCGCCTACCCCGTGTTCACCGTCTACGGGGGGTTCGACAGCGGTGTCATCCTGCAATTCTCCGGCGGTTCCTCGATACGGTGGACGGGTTCTGTTGGCGGAACGCCTCTGGTGTTGGACTGCCGGCTGGGCACCGCGACGATGGGAGGCCGTGATGTGAGCCGTTATCTCATGTCGCGCGGCTTCCCGACCGTGCAGTCGGGTGGGAGCCTGTCGGTGTCGTTGCATTCGGCCGGCACCGGCTACGTGGACTGCCTCGTCCGTGACACGTGGATGTGACTTCCCCATCTTTCCCCCATTCGTTTTTCCCCTATTCGTATTTTTTTGGAGGTCTGATCATGGCTACCACCGCATTGGGCATCGCACCGGATTCGAGCGGCGCGGGCGTCACGCCATTGACGCACAGGCAGATAATCCGCGCCCACTGGGCCAACACCGGCATCGTGAGCGGGTTGGACGTTTCGGGTCGAGGCGACCTGACCTACAGCGTCGGGGCCGGCATGGCCGTATGCTCCCGCGGCGACGCGGACGGATACACGGAAGCGTACTGGGCCGGAGGCCAGACCCCCGCCGTGAGCGCCACCGGAAGCCAGCCGCGCATCGACTGCATCTGGATCAGGGCCAACGACCCCACCCAGGGCGATGCCGACAACCATGTGGTCATCGGCGTCACGCAGGGCAACGCCTCCGCCACTCCGTCCGTGCCGGGCGTGCCGGCAGGCGCTACCCGCATAGGCATCCGTCTCATGCCCGCTTCCGCCACTTCCACGTCGGGCAGCACCATGTACCAGTCGGCCACCTACGCGGTTCCCTCCGGCGCTTCGCTCGGCAGGCTCGCCATCGCCCGTTCGACCGCCGACTATCCGATTCCCGAGGACAGGGATCCGGCGGGCAAGATGGTCTACCACCAGTTGCTGCGCATCGACTTCGCGGTGCCGACGAAACGTCTGGTCACCGTCGAATGGAAGGCGTCGGCCACGGTGCCCTCCGGCAGCGGCGACGACGCGAACAAGCCCATGGGCAGTTATTTCATGCAGATTCGCCTGGACGCGAAGGTCATCAACGACACGCCCACCACGAACCCGACCGTGGTCGGCCCCTGCGACGAGATTATGGCGACCCGCTACAGCGCCCCGTACACGGTTTCCTATGACGCCGAGGTCAATGCCGGAGCCCATCAGGTCGCCGTCTGGGTGGCCGGCAACGCCGATGGGCTGACCTATCCGGTCACCATCCACGGCATCCACCAGCTGCGCGTCATCGATTCCGGGGTGGCGGACTAGTGAGCTGGCGAGCCTACATCGCGGACACCATCACCGGCCAGCTCATCGCCCCCATCGACATCCCATCGTTCGCGTGGAGCATATCGGTGTCCGATTCCACGCTTTCCACCACCAAGGACAAAGGCGCCGGCGAATACGACGCCAGCGGCCTGACGCTGCCGTGGACGAGCGTGCCCGGCAGCACTCCTGCGGAACGGGTGGCCATGCTCGCGCAGGACAAGCGTTCCATCGTCCTGTTCTGGAAAACCAGCCTCGACCCGCAGGACCTCGGCACGCCCATCCTCATGGGCTCGATCAGCCCCCGCACCGACTCGTGGCAGGACACCAGCTTCACGCTCAACAGCGTGATGGAGCTGCTGGACTCGCGCATCCTTGTACGAGAGAACACGTACGGCAGGGCGGCGAACAGCACGACCAGCGACGAGTTCGCTCTGCACGGCTCGTGGCGGGGCATCGCCGCGCAGGTCGGCTACATGTGCACCGACATGAAGCCGGGAGGCCGACTGCCCATCGACTGGAACAACCGCGGCGAATCGGGAAACCATTCCATGGATTTCAAGGGCTTCGACGCGGGCAACCAGTCGTGCCGCCAGATACTCGAATCCATCGCGAACACCGAGAACGGCATCGACATGCAGTTCCGGCCGTATCTCGCGGGCAACACCGTGCGATTCTCTTTCCAGGCCGCGTCCGACGGCGACGTGCATCTGGGCCAGTCCACCGTGCATCGGCTCTACTGCCGTCGATACGGCGGCGATCTGGAGAACGTGACCATCGACCACATCGGTCCCGTGATGCGCGTCTATGCCGCAGGTGCCGGCAGCGACAAGGCTCAACTGGGCTATCTGGCCGAGGATCTGAGCCTGTGTCTGCAATCCGACCCATGGCCGTTGAGGGAGATGACCCTCTCCAACACGGACACGGACAAGGCCGAGCAGCTGGCCGCCTCAGCACGCGGGAACCTGAACGCGAACCGGCTGCCACTCATGCAGATCAAGGGCGAAGTCAACGTGAACGACCATGATTCGACCGGACTGCCCGTCAACCCTTTGGGCTCGTTCTGGCCCGGCGAACGCATGGAGATCGCGCTCGACGGCTTCCCCGGCATGAACGACGGCATCTACCAGACCCGTCTCATGCAAATGAGCGGAGACGAAACCGCACAAGTCAAGCTCACGTTCGACGTGATGACCGACCCCATCAGATAAGGAGCCGCACATGGCAGTGCATACCGAAATCGTGCCGTCCGGGGACCCCGCGCTCGGCATCGGACTGGAAGCGTTGAGGCTCGCCCGAATGCGCATGACCTCCAACGCTGGCAGCAGCTACTGGCCGATGGGCGACGGCACTGGAATACTGGCCGGCCAGCAGGCCGGTGACCAAGGGCTCGTGCTGGTGGACCAGCACGGCAACAGGATGCCGCTCATCGACACCACGGAAATCTCGCAGAAGGCCGACGACGCCATGTCCAAGGCCAACGCGGCCGTCGACGGTATGGAACAGGTGCGAGAGGACGCGGAAAACGGCGTGAAGGAGGCCAAGGACGCGGCAAGCACCGCGCAATCCACTGCCGCCTCCGCCGCGTCGAAGGCCGACAAACTCGCCACGGAATTGGATGGCACGAAGGCGATCGTAGAACGGCACACGACCAGGTTGGGCGAGGTGGAGACCAAGGTATCCAACAGTGTCGAGCACGCGGACCAGGCGCTCTCCGCGTCAACGCAGGCCATGCAGACCGCGAACTCGGTCAAGACCACCGCCGACCGGGCATACGATGACGCGCGGTCGGCGCTCACCCAGTCCTCCACGGCCGTGCAGACCGCCGGCGAGGTCAAAACCACCCTCGAAACCAACTATTTGTCGAAGAAGGATTCCGACGCAGCATACGCGAGCAAGTCGGAGCTGAAGCAGACCTCGGACGGGATCACCAGCACGGTCGAGAAGACCTATGCGACCAAGAGCGCGTTGGAGGCGTTGCGGAACATCGCGGACAACGCGGTGGAGACGTGGACCGGATCGCAGAAGCCCACCGCGTCGAGCGCGCCCGCCTCGACGTGGGCCACCGACCAGCTGCGGAAGCAGCATGCGGGCGACGTCTACTACGACCTCACGAGCGGCTACTCCTACCGTTGGGGCAGCACGGACGGGAAAACGTATGCGTGGAGCCTGATCAAGGATTCCGACATCACGAAGGCGATAGCGGACGCGGCCAAGGCCCAAAGCACCGCGAACGGCGCGCAGAAGGGCGTGGACAGGCTCGACGCGGACATCCCCGTCACCTACAGCACGAAATCGGAGCTGAGGCAGACCAGCGAGAGCCTGACCGCGAAGGTCACCGAAGCGCAGCGCGTCGGCCAGAGCGCCTTGGACAAGGCATCGACGGTCGAACAGACCGCCGACGGTTTGAAGGCCACCGTCTCGGAGCAGGCGCGGACCATCGAGGGGCAGACCACCACGATCGGCCAATTGACGGCCAAGGCCGATTCATTGACCTCGTCGCTCACGCAGACGAACCGGAACGTGAATATTGCATTGGCGAACAGTGCGGAGCTGATACGCAACCCGGAATGCAATAGCACGCTCGGCAATCCAGATGGCTGGGATGGCGGCATGACCCTATCCGCATCGGGAGCACCGGAGGGCGCTCCGGTACCGACGTACGGCAAGTTCTCCGCACGCGACACGACCACCAGTTTCCGTGTACTCAGACGCGGGCGAACCTACCGGTTCAGTGCATGGATGGCGCACGATTCCACTGCGAAGAAACCTGCAGCCCTCGGCTGCTTCTACCATGAATCTAACGGTAACGGCCGCTGGGATGCGGCGTTCAGAGTGCCGACCTCCCAGTCCGGATGGAAACAATGGTCCGGGGACCTCACGATTCCCAAAGACGCACGGGAGGACGCGATCGTATGGCTTCAGATTGCTGGCGCGTTAAACACCGCGGAGGTGACCGGCTGGTATTGCACCCTGCTGAGCATACGCGACGTCACCGAAGCCAAGAACGCGCAGGACACGGCGGATACGGCCATCAGCCGCGCCAGTACGCTGGAACAATCCCTGAACGGGTTCAAAACCACGGTCAGCCAGAACTACGAGACCAAGTCCGACAGTCTGGCGAAGCAGTCCGCGCTGGAACAGTCCCTGAACTCGTTCAAATCCACGGTCTCCAGCACGTACAGCACGAAGAACGAGCTGGATGGGCTGAGCGCGATGGCGTCGAAGACCTGGAGCTTCTGGAAGGACGCGAGCACGAGCCCGCGCAGGGACTGGGTGCGGTTGGGCACGCTCACCTCGAACGGTGACTCGTCGAGCGTGCAGATCGACGTGCTCACCGGCGACGGGTGGAACGGCGCGCCCTACCAGAACTCGCGCCTGTCGATCATGGTCAAGGACTCATGGCAGTCGTTGCCATCCACCAGCTGGGCGTTCGGCGTATCGGTGTTGCGGGAGAACTGCCAGAACGCGCAGGTCAGGGTCATGGCCCTCGCCGCCGACGAGTGCGAGATATGGTGTTACCTGCCGTGGCAGCATGGTTCCGGCCAGTACACGATCAGCGGCTCCTACAAGGCATGGTCGAACAACACGGCCAGCCAGTCCGATGCGCCCACATCTGGCACCAGTCAGGATGTAGCCTACCGGCTCAACGCGGAACAGCTCCGAAGCGACGTCGAGTCCACGTACGCGACCAAGAGCAGCGTGGAGCAGACCGCGACGAGCATTAAAAGCTCGGTGTCGGAGACGTACGCGACGAAGACCACGGTGCAGAACCTGTCGACCACGCTCACGCAAACCAAGGAAAGCCTGACCGTCAGCATCAAGCAGGCGCAGACCAGTGCGGACACGGCGAACGGGAACGCCGCCAACGCCCAATCCCGCGTCGGCTCATTGGAGGCGTGCATCAGGATGACCTCCTCCGGCGTGAGGGTAGGCCAGATAAAAAACGGGTCGTTCATCGGATACAGCGCGCTCGTGTCCACAAGCGGCAGTTTCCAGGTGATTGACGGCAATGGCAACAAGGTCTCCGAACTGGACAGCGGCGGCGTGTTCAGCTATGTCAACGGTCGAATCGCATGGACCATCAGGGAAGAAGGTGAGACCGTCACGTTTGACTCGAATGCATCACCGCTGAAGCTGGAGTCGGCGGATCTCTTTGTCCCCCGCTACCCCAAGTACTCCAGCAATAACCACCTCGCCTGTCCGGTGTCGGGTCAGTTCAAGGGCGCCACGAACGTGAACGGCGTTGCCGTCATCACGCACAATCTCGGATACATCCCCACCCTGAGCATCACCCCCGGCCCATGGGACGGCATCGGTGAACCACAAGGAAAACTGTTCCGCCCGGTCATATGGGACTGCACAACGACGACTGCCCAAATCCGATTCGTCAGAACCGACACCAACCAGTGGATCGACCGGCAGCCCGTCGCCTTCCACTGGTACGCAATCTGATTTTCGAGAGGAAACATCATGCCAGACAAGACCACGGAACCAGCCATGCAGGTCATCGACCTACGCCCACCGGATGACGGCATCCTCGCCCAAATGCTCCGACTCGGACTCCGGTTCGACCATTCCGACGACGGGTCAAGCCAGTCATGGATAGACCCGGAACGGCAATTGAGAGCCGATTTCGCCGGCGTTGATGCCGAAACCGTTGTTTTCACGGATTTACAGACCCGGCTCTGCACGGAGGTGCCCGCCGCGAATCTGCCTCGAATCTCGGACATCATCACATGGCAATCCGCCCAAGGGTCGGAGGACTGATGGATTGGGACGCGATCATAGGCGGACTCATGTCAAGTCCGCTGCTCCTGCTCGCCATGGCCGTCATCGGCAAGCTATGGCCGGACACGCTTCCCACGTTCTCCACATGGCTCTACTCCCACGTGGATCCCGGAAAACTGCCGTTCGACAGCGAGATGAACGCGCATTGGGCTCAGTCGCGCGAACTCGGTGAACGTCTCGACCGGTTCGAGGCGAACCAGCACGAGGTGCAGAAGGACACCATCAAGAACACTCTGCTGACCCTCATGTCGGATTCGACGCGAGACCACAGCGAGGCGATCCGCTACGAACTCGACAAGCTCAAGGCCATCAACGCGGACTGCTGGGTCGTCGACGCCGCCGAACAATACCTCCTCGACCGCGTGAAACGGTCGTGACCATCAAACCAAAACCCAACAGAAGGAGATCAATCATGGCAAACACCGCCAAAGCCGACCACAAGGCCACCTCGAACATGGCGAAGCTGACGCAGGAGCGAGTCAAGGCCATCGTGCTTTTGATCGTGCAGCTGTTCTCGGTCGTCCAGACCGGCCTGAGTCTGGCCGGCATCAGCCAGCTGCCATTCACCTCTGACCAGGTATCCACCGCCATCACGGGCGTGATCGCCGTCATCACCAGCATCTACGCGTGGTGGCGCAACAACAACATTACCGCCGCCGCGGTCGCCGGCCAGCGGATCACGGATCGCGTCAAGACCGGCGCGCAATCCAGCCTGACCAGCATCGACCCGGAGCTCATGCCCACCGCGATCCAGCTCGACGCGTCGGGCATCGACCCGGACGTGCTCACCCTCATGGCCGCAAACGCCGCCAACGATACCGACGCCAGTGACGTGGAGGAGTCCAAGTGAGCCGCTTCGACCAATGGGCCGCCTCCAACACGGGAGCATGGCGCGACCTCGACGGAGCCTACGGGGCGCAATGCTGGGACCTTTTCTGCGCATTGTGCGTCGACCTCATGGGTGCCAGCGTCAGCGACTGCCATACCGCGCGCTCCGGCAAATGGGCGGGCTGGGCCGGCAGCCTCTACACGGGATTCCCCACCACCGATTGGATCGGCCGGCACTTCACGCGCATCCCCGCCTCGCAGCCCGGTTTGAAGGGCGACGTCATCCTCTGGGGCGGCGACGCCAACCACCCCTGCACTCACGTGGCGATCCTCCTGGCCGACGTGAGACCGGGAGCCAGCCCGTACGTGCTCGCCCAGAACGCGGGAGCGACGATGAACGCGCGCCGCATGTGGGAGACGCCAGCCAGCCTCGGCTATCTGCGGCCGAAGGATCGCAGCTTCATCACAGGAACAACCAACAAGGAGAACAATGATATGAACGGTCTTGCATGCATCGTCCAACTTAACGACGAAAACGGCTTGCACTATTTCGACGGGAGCAGGCTCCACCCGCTCAAGGACCCGGACGACGTGGTCGCGTTGAACATGGTCGCCAAGGCGACCATCGGCCACGACCTGCCGGCCCTCAAGGTCGGCAACAACCGGGCACCGTTCGGCACGCGACTACGCGAAGCAGTCGAAGGCTAAAACGCCCACTGAAACGAAAACCGCCCCTCCCCCAGCAGCAACGCTGGACGGAGGGGCGGTTTTCGCGTATCCGCGCGATCAATTGGATGCGTTTATGACCCAAGCATGATCTCCGCTGGAGATGATCTTCACGGCATTCGATTGGTGAAAAAGAATCATGAACACATGATGGATGGAAAGAACCATATCCTGTATGACGTCATCATCCTCAAGCGTCTTGACTATAAGTCCCATGCTTCTGGCGGTGTCGATGGAAAAATGCCTGTCATGCATGCCCGAATCCGCATGGGAGGTAAGACGGCTAACGACCTCATCTACCTTTTCCGGATTCTCCGCAAACATATTTTCCTTTAGACTCTTCGAGAGAATCTCAGCCGATACCCTCAAGGCTTTCTCGCTCTCGCCGATGTAGGCGGGAGGATATTTCCCGATGATAGTGCCCCAGAGGGCGGCCATGCCCGGGTCTTTTCTTACCGATTCCACGGCCTTTTGAAACTCCTCCACGATTCCGCTTGCCGGGGTGCCGCCGAACTGGGGGTCGGTCGGGCCAATCGATGACTGACGTCCCATGTATATTTCCCGGCAGGCGCAAGCCATCATGGTTCCGCCCGACATAGCAAGCTGTGGGACAAAGGCAACCATGTCTCGACCAAAGCAACCATGCAGATAGGATATGACGGATTCGGTGGCCGCCACCGCACCACCCGGCGTGTGAAGAACCAGATCAAGTCCCTTTGACCGGTCCATGTCCTTGACGGCGTTCATGAAACCGTTCATGTCCAGATCGTTGATACCGGTGTCATCACGGTTCGGCTTCTGAAGCCAGCTGGAATAATAGCAGATCACGTTTCTGCCACGTTTTGCGGAGAACGCGGCGATGCGTTCCCGAATCATGTGATCCAGCACGGACTCCTCGCCGTTCTGTTCCCGGCTGTTCACCTCGTCCAA